TGCCAAGTAATATGTGCTATTATCATAGCTTATTGTCGTTCCGCTAATCTTAACAAAACCCGTTCCATTGAGGGCAGCTTGTTTGGAATTAAAAGTAGTCCAATCGGTACTGCTCAAAGCACCCGTAGTGCTACCACTCGCCAAAGCAAGGCTAAGTTGTTGAGTGCTTAAACTCAAACCATTAGCCGTTCCCAATGTAACCGCACTATGCCTCGCTGCTGTGTTAGCTGCCACATCGGTATTGGCACTTACCCTCGCCTCTGTGTAGTATAGGTTCGTTCCCTCCGTTACTTGCGTAGTAGTATAGTCCCCACTCGCTGCCACAACCGCACCCGTCCTCCCGAATACACTCGTTACGGCATCGGTGTTAATGTCCGTCCATGAGGCCGTGATAGTACCACCATCTTGTTGGTTAAGAGTAAGTGTCTTGGTTGTCGTACCCGTTACAGATGCACTATTTATTTTGTCATTATAGGCGGCATCCCAATTTGTTTGAGAGGCGTTTGTTGGCAAAGAGTACCCCGTAGCAAAGGCAAGAGCCAATGTGCCACTTGAGGTAATTGGGTTGCCACTAATAGCAAACCCAGTCGGAACGCTTAAATCCACACTTGTTACCGTACCGACAGACCAACTCCTATCAGCACTTAAATCATAAGAAGTTCCATTAATTGTTAAAGTCCTGCTTGTAGGAACTCCACCTAAACCGCTAAGAGTATAAGTTGGAATGTTCAAAGTTCCGCCTACATAAGTAGCAGAGCCACTTGAACCTGTTGTAGTTAAAGTGATGGCTGCCCTTGCTCTGGCATCGGTGTAATAAAGGTTAGTTCCTTCAGTTACCAATGTAGTAGAATAATCTCCAGATTGAGCAATAACCGCCCCTGTTCTTCCAAAAACAGATGTTACAGGTGCTGTGTCATAATCAGTCCAAGATGCAGTTATCGTTCCTCCATCCTGCTGATTTAAAGTTAAAGTTTTTGTAGTCGTTCCTGTAACTGATGCTGAATTTATTTTATCATTATATGCACTATCCCAATTCGCTTGACTTGCTGTTGTAGGGATTGAATATCCTGATGCTAAAGATAAAGCCAATGTTCCTGCACTCGTAATAGGATTTCCAGAAATAGCCAATCCTGTCGGAACGGACATATCTACCGAAGTAACTGTTCCTGTGTATTGGTCATTGGATGTAATCGTGAACGAAGGATAAGTTCCGCTGATTGATGTTGTTCCTGCACCTGTCAAAGAAACAACCTGGTCAGGAGCAGTATTTACGACATTGATAGAACCGCTTGAAGTAATAGGACCGCCACTAACTGAAATACCTGTTCCTGCTGTAAGGTTAACAGATGAAACAGTACCGCTTCCGTTTGTTGTTGGTTGCCATATGCCAAGAGATGAATTGTACGCAAGAACTTGTCCATTGGTTGCACCTGCTGTTGTTACATCATGCAACTCGCCGAGTTCCCAACCATTCATCACCTTCACATACAATTTACCATTGTTTTGGTGAGCATACTCTACATAACCAATAACAACTATATGCTGCGGTGCAATAGGCTTTACATTTGTTAAAGCACCTGCTATTGTAGGCGATAGATAAATAACATCACCGTCCGACCATGTTTCGCCTTGCAGAGAGCCTGTGGTATTTATATTTTCTAATTGACCAACTGTTATGATAAATCCTTCCTGATTGGTTGTTATGGTTTCAGTAACCAATCCTATTGTATCAGCACTATTGTTGTCATTATTTGCCTGTGCTAATGCCACAGCTAACCTTTGACCTTGTGCTCCACTTACCCTTACCGCTTGATATTGTGCTTTTGTTAATGTCTGATTCGGTGATACTTTATTTACTACCCTTGCAACTAAATCAACACCATTCTTTAAAATAACAGACCCACCCTTTAATGTGGTTTCACTGCTTCCAATAGTATCATTCCATCTTGTTGTACCTACCGCAGCCGTTCCCGTTGGTGATGTATCTAAAGTTAGTTGACCTGCCTTCAGTTCATACTCTCCTAAATCTACATTCTGTGTAGCACCTGTGTAAGGTACATACCCACTCGTTTCATCTGAATAAATGGTAAAGCTTGGATAAGTTCCTGTGATAACTGTGCCACCGCTTGCAGTAAGGCTTACAACTTGGTCAGGTGCTGTATTGGTAATCGTTAATGTTCCTGAGGATGTAATCGGTCCACCCGATACGGATATACCAACTGAACCAGAAGCATTGACTGAAGTAACAGTTCCCACTCCTGCATCAACCCATTCTGTATCGTAATCCGTAGCACTATTCTTTGCCAATACCTGACCAGTAGTTCCACCAACAGGAACACCTTGACCCGCAGGACCTTGCGGACCTTGAGGACCTGGACCATTGGAAGCATCAACCTCAATGACAGAAGTCGTAGCATTTACATCTACGACCTGACTTGTGATATTGACATCAATACTTGTTTCTGTCGCATTAACTGTTATCAGTTGCTCCGTTGCATTAACCTCAATACTCATGCTTTATGGTTTTGTTACATCATCATAAACAATAAATTCACCTTCAAGATATGTCTTTACGACACCGCCAGAGTAACTAACTTGTAAATCCCATTTATAGTTCCCTTTATCAATGTTTATCAGTTTGCTAACACTTATTTGATTATTACCTGCTCCTGTGATTGTTATGCCAGAACCATTTGTCAAAGTCATTGTAGGTGTAGCCTCGCAGCCTTTAACAATATGAATGTAAATGGTAGCACCGACCAATGAAATAGGAGTGCTGTTTTGGGTCAAGGCAAAAACCTCTACCCATGTGTCATTCCTCCACATTTTTATGTCAAACTTAGCAGGTCTAAAATCGCTTCCCATTTCTTTTTATTTAAATAGTTAATTATGAATAATTGTAATCAGAAGGAACTTCGCATCTATTGTAGATGTATGGCAAATCCAAAGTTATATCTGTCTGCCATCCTGCCAACAGGTCAGGAGTATTTTCCATGAATGAATTTAAAGATGCTGATTCCTGCAATGTGAAATCAAAATCATTGTAATCCAATTGAGCAATAATATCCTGAGCCGTTAATAATTGGTCAGATAGAACATCATTGTAATTGGTTTCCTCAGGAAGCATCCTGTCCATGAAGAAAAAGCTAAAAGACAAGGATAAAACCTTACCTGATATGGAAGCATTTGATAAATCAAACAACATGACAGGATATTGAACATCTGAGCCTTTAGACAACAAATCAAAGGCACTTCCGTAGAATACTGTCTTGATTTGCTGATGAGCATTTCCGATGTCCTCTATCTGCTTTATCACTTGATTTAATGTCATTTCCTTGCTTTTGTTTTTCTAAAAATACCCTTAGTTTCTCCTGATTCTTTTTTGAATAGGTCTTATTTGCCATTGCAGCATCTGTTTATGTTACCTTGATATTTCTCTTCAAAGGTTAAATATCTGCCATCACACCAATCATCACCGAGCCAAATCGTTGTAGTGTAACCTTCATTGTCGGGAACGATTGTATCAACTCCTGACCCTGGATTGCTGTACTCACTAAACTTGCTTTGGCTATTCTGTTGCTTCAGCCATTTTATCAATCTTTGCTTGTAAAACTCTGCCCTTGCAGAATACCTATTTGCCACATCAGTAAGTTCAGATGCTGAAGGTTCTGTCTGCCCATCACCGCTTTTCCTTACCACTCCTTTATTGTAGTATTGATAAGACAAAGCCATCGGCAGTTCACTCATCACATAGTAAACAAGGCAAGGGGTTATGTAAGTATTAAGCAAAGTTTCCTCATCGCAGTTCAAATCACCGCACTCAATCCCATCTTGCAATCTCTCATAAAGGGCAGTTCCCAAGGCAGGAAGAATGTAGGCATCCTGAGCATACAAGATGTCAGGAAACACCAACTTAGGGTCAACATTAAAATGAAGTCCTGTTCTGTCCTTGATAGTATCAACTGATATGAATAATACGTTTCTGCTCATTATTTTTTCTTTTTAACAACTGTTACCTGTTCCCATCTATGCCTACAACTGAATGAATCACCCCACCATCCACCGCCTCGGTCAAAAACACTATAACCAAGCATAGCACTAAGCCTTTCTATTGAATCCCTTGTCCATGTCCTTTGCTCTCTCATCAACCTTTTGCAAAAGTTACGGGATGGATGCTCTGGAGTGTCCCTTTGGTCAACAGGAACAATTGGCTTCCAATCATAGACATACTTTACTTCAAAAGTGGTAATCTCCATATCATCCACCAACTTGTTCAAAGGCTTTGTCAGTTTTCTTGTCTGCTTCTGTGTATCGTAAACAACCGCACCTTTTTCAATCAAATAAGATACCCTGCTCTGAACAAACTCCCTGCTTTTACCTACTGCTTTAGCCATCTCATCAATGCTGATAAGTGGATTGTCATCAATCAATTTTAGCAGTTGCTTGTCCTTTGTTTTATCAATTAAATCTTCTTCAGCAAAAGCCTGTGCTTGACTAAAAACCGCCCTTCTGCTTAATATCTGATAATCTTCTAAAGGCTCACCATAGGCAGCGAACAGACCGATAACCTCATCTTCGGTCAATGATTTATTGAAAGAATAATCTTCTGTGTCTGGATTGTCATCAATGCCAAGCATTACGTTAACATCATTGTCAGTCAATCCAAGACCTGATTTTAGCATGGTAGAAGCCATTTCTTTGGTCAGTTTACCTTTGCTAAATTCTCTGATTATCCTTTGCAGGTGCTGATATTGCCTACCCGTAAGATTCTTTAAATTCTCGTTAATCTGTGCTTGTTCGGCAGCAGGAGCGGTAGCAGGATTTACCTCAGGCTGATATTGGCTTATATCAATTCCTGCCTTTTCAAGTAACCATTCCTTTGGTGCTATCTGAAGCAAGGCAGCCTCACTAAGTTCAAACCCAATAGGTTCAACAGGCTTGATATACATCAATGTTCTGCTTCCCTTGATAACCGCTAACATATTAAAGACAGATTCAAGGAACTGCTGTTTATCATTTGAATAGGTACTTTTAAATATCTCGTATGCATCCCTAATCTCGGTTCTTGTTCCCAACTTGCCAGGCTCGGCAATACCGAACAAAGCAGGTGAAGTAATCTGATGTCCACTAAACAAGTTTTGCTGAATTATGGCATCAACCCTGCTAAAATCTTCTTTTGTTATATCCGATGCTCCAAGGTCCTCAATAATAGGTTTCCTTGCAGGGTCATTGGTAAAGGAAAGGATGAATTTCTTCCCATCGCTACCGCTAAATCTATCTGTAAACCTTCTTTCAATGTTCCGCTTCTCATCAGGTGAAGGCTCACCATTCGGAAGGGTAATCAATTTAGAAGCAGAGAATCCTGTCTGAGCATTGCCCAAAACATGACGGCTGACTTCAATGTCAGATTCAATATAGTTCAAAGCACCCATGTAGCCAGGCAGAGCATAGGTATCAAGTCCAGGTCTATATTCTTTTATGTAAAGAATCTGCTTTCCTTGCCTCAAATCAGTATTGAAAGCATTCATGATGATAGGCTCATATTTCCTATCGTTCCAATCCTTTTTATACCAAAATTGAGTATTGTCATGATTGCTGCGAATCTTGGTGTAATCAATGTGAGAAACAGATGCAATGTTGCCACCTGTAACGGACCAAATAACCTCAAGATAAGCACCTCCAAAAATCTCAATATCAATGCTCACCTTCCTTGTCAGGTCATTCAAATTCTCATAAGGGTTGGGTGATTTGATAAAAGATTCAGCAGCAGGGTCAGCCTCTTTCGTTGCCCATCCATTGCCAATAATATAGTTTACCTTTCCTTTTACAATGCTGTTATGTTTAGCACTTTTGTTGTAGAGAGCCAAAAGATAGTTCGGGTAGTCATTGCGTTCACCGAACTCAATATAACCACCTTTGCTGCCTTTCTTTTCCCTATACTCAGGCTGTCTTGCCTCTTGGAAATTCAATATGATTAAATCGTTCATCATCTTGTTATGTATGTATTATCAACCGAATGCTGCACATAGCTGAAACTTTCGGAATCATTTAATCTCATTATCCCTTCTTCAAGCAATCCTGTCGCTTCTGAATACTCCTTATTGTACGCACTTGCTTGTTCATAGATATAGTAAAGCCATTCCCCTGCATCTGCCCAACCAAAGTATTTGTTTACGTCAATGCTGAATTTATTGTACCTATCCTTGAACAGGCTAACATCGGCAGCATTTAACAAAACAAAGGTAACTTCTACTCTCGTTTCACGATTCACAAAACGAAAAAGATAATTCGGAGTAGTCAAAGTTTCCTTCTCCGTTAATGTTAAATAGACAAATTGGGTACTATCTTTCGTGAGATGTATCATTAATGCTAAATAGAACAATCACTACTTTTTGCAGGAAAAGAAAAAGCCACCCCGAAGGATGGCTCATTTCACTAACCTATTAAAAACCCCAAAGCCTTAGGAAGTAAGACCTGCAATGATACCGCTGTTTACCTCAGGAGCAAGAGCAGGTTCACCGCCTGTGAAGGTCAAAGTATAACCGCTTCTATCTCCTTGTGCAGTACCTGTGGCAGCATTACCTGCTGTCAGGTCAAGTCCATTGATTTTGCCCAAGAGCCAGTATTTGCTGTTGCTATCTTGAACAACTGCCATCAGATTATTCTGAGCCAAAAGAAGGATTTCATTCCTTGTATTGGCTTGAAGTTTATTGAGAATTATGGTCAACTCAGGAGCATAAAAGACAGTTCCGTTCTCTACGGAAGCGGTGATATTTTCAGTCAGGCTTCCTGTATTCTTTACCAATTGGTATTTATAGAACACTTTACCTGCTGCTTTGGTAATCGCTGAAACAACACCAGAGGCTTCCGTTACGGCAGTAACATTGTCAAAAGCGATAAACCAAACGGCTTTAATACCACCTAAACTGTCTTTGCAGTCCAAAGTATAACCCTGTGTTAAAGCACAAGCCATTTTGTTAATTTTTTAAAGTTATAGAAAGATGGGAGATTTTACTCTCCCACCTTATTTGTTAAATCTTAGACGAAGAACTTCACAATCTCATCAGGGAAGGCGAAGTTAACACCCATCTTGAATTCTGATACGAAACGCACCTGGTCGGCTTCTTTTGCGTAAAAGATTTCAAATCTTTCCTCTTCGTTCAGAAGGTCAGTACCGATGAAGAAGTTGCTGATACGAGCAGCTACAATCTTACCGCTACCATTCAAACCTTGAACAGCGATTACCTTTACGTTAGTGCCAGGCAGGTAGAACTCACCATTAGCTTTGGCATCGTATTGGTAGTGGTACAGGTTGCTATTCTTCAACTTAACTGTGTAAGTACGGAAAACATCCATACCGCAGAAGATAGCGATATCATCCTTATCAACAACCTGTGCAGGGATAGCCTTGTAGATATCATCAAAGATAGATACTACGTTAGCATCGGTGATTGCAGTTTCTACAACACCATGATTTGCAACTGTGTTAGCATTTACAACAGAACCACCTGCGGCAGTAATCAAGGTAGTGATACCTTGGAACTTGTTAAGGTTAACATCAACTGAAGCAGTTGAACCTTGCCACAAAGTTTTTTCAAGTTGCTCGGCGATTTTCTCAGCCTTACGCTTAGAATACTCTTCAGAGTAAACCATGCTGTCGTACATAGAACCTGCAGGGAGAGCCTTCTGCAAGTATTTTGCTTCAAGGTCTTTCAAGCACAATGCTTCGTTAACCTTGATTTTGCCTACTGTTACAGTCCTCTGAGTGAAAGAGGTAGTACCAGAAGCGGTGAAACCACAAGAAGAACCATCTTGGAAGATTGCATCAGTATCCATGATGTTGATGGTTTCGGCAGATTTTACACCTACCATAACGTTGCCCCTATCTTTAATCAGAGAGGCAGTTTTGCTACCCAATACAGATGAAGCTACAAGGAGAGCCTCATTTTCTTTTGTATAGTTAGCCAATGTTCCTACACTAAATCCCATTTTATTTGATTTTTATTGTTAAAAAAATTTTACTTTATTGATTTAGCAAACTGCAAAAACCTTTCAAGTTTTGCCTCTTTGCTTTCTACATGAACGTTGAATTTGTCCTTTGGTTGCTCAGTAGCTTCAGCAGATGGAGTGTTGATGAGTTGAACCAAAACATCAGACAAATCGCTGATACCTTTGCTGAATCTTGCCTCTTGTTGAGCCAATTTAGCATCATAGGACATCTTGATTTCATCCAATTGCTTCTGCATTTCTTCAATCTTCTTCTTCATCAGTTCTTCAGCAGAAGGTTCGGCAGGAGCATCAGGGATGATTTCCTCTTCTACCTTGTCTGCTTCTGGAACTTCCAATTCAAGGATAGTTCCTGCTTCATCAAGAACGATTTTAGTGCCATCAGCGAGTTCATGCTCACCGACAGGAGCAGGAGATTGCTGACCTGCTTCATCTACAATCATAACTTTACCGCCAAGTTCAAGTTTATCAATCAAAACCTTCTGTCCTGACATCAAAACGTATTCCTTTACGGATTCAATAGGTTCGGCAGATTCCTCTGCCATTTGTGCCGCAGGTGCTTCCGCAACAGGCATCATGCCGTTGTCAGTGAACATCTGCTGAATCTTTTGTATAGCTTCCAATGGAGTCATAAAACGATTTTAGCCATAAGTAGTTAACTATTTAACATTCGGCAAAATAGAAAAGGCTCAGAGAATATCTAAGCCTTTACTTTATTTATCACTTGTATGGGTTAGCGGACCTGTTCTAAGATGGCAACTATCTCCTGCCACATAGCCTCATATTTCTTATCGCCTGTTTTTCGGTAATTAAAAACACCTTCTACTGAGAATCCTTTAACTTTTCCTTCCTTTATCAGTTTCCATACATCATCATTTTCAACTTTGAAAGAACCGAACCATGAGCCATCAGGTACGTTTTCAAAACCTAACATTGGCTTGATGCCTCGCTTTTCATCACTTATCCAAGATTCAAACATGGTAAGTCCATTAACAATGCTTCCGCTGTCATGCATCAGATTAACATTTTGATGATAACCTTTGCGGAAAAACTTTTGTGCTATCTGCTTAATGGTGTCCTTAGTGAATTGGACATAGTATTCACCATTTTGGTCATTCCTATAAATGGGAGTATCTGCCAACATCAAAGGACCTGAGATTATCTTTTCTTCCTCATCTTGTATAGCAAAGGATTGCTTCTCAATCTGCCTCAGTTTACGTTCTGCCCAATCAATCATGGCATCGCCTCCCCAGGCATCCCACATTAAACCTCCGCACCCTTCAGAGTATGGCACATCTTTATTCTGCTGATGCCTACGGAAACCGCTAATCCTTGCAATAGTATCCCTTGTCAGGTTCTCCCTGTTGGCTATTTGATTGGCTCTTATTTTACCTGTTGATTCTCCGCAATCGCCCCAACCATGTTCTTCTGCCCATTTCAATGCTCTTTTAGCATTATTTACCGCTGCCTCTGGGTAATCGTTATATGAATCTTCAGCGAAGGCAAGAAACTGCCTCTCAATGGCAGGGCGGTCAACCAATGCCACAAAGTCCACCTCTACATCGCTGTCATCTTCGTTTGTAATCTCTAAATTGAAAATGGGTAATTTCTTTTCCATATTGTTAAATTTATCCGAGCCTTGCTGCTCTGTTTATTCTTGTTATCTTTTCCTGTGAGTTAGTAACATCGCTTTCCAATACATAGGCTCTTGAAGTTGCTGAACCCAATTGATTTATGGATTGCTGATTTAATTGTGTCAATTGTGCTTGAGGTGCAACAGGTGCTATCGGGGCAGCACTTGGTGCAGGTACGTTTCCGGAACCTCCAACACTTGCAGAGCCTTTTTTAAATTTAGCAATTGTCGCAGCAGTTATTGTTGCAATCCCAATACCTGCCCTGATTTTAGCAGCAGTAATCTGTGCAGCTGTTACAGGTATTCCCAAAGGTCCAAGCGGTGCATTCGCAGCAGCAATTCCTGCAATTTCTCTTTGTGTATCTACAATGATTTTACCAATTGCTAATGCTTTATCAGCAACAAACAATGCATTTGCTATTTTTTCATTCTCTGATACAAGCCCTGCTAACAATTGTAAACCTCCACTAACTGCTGCAAATTTTGCTTCTTGCAGTTCTCTTGTTGATTTTAATTCTGCTTCATCTAATGCCTTTTGGTCTTGTAATGCCTTTAGCTTTATCTTATTCTGCCTTTCATATTCCTCATTATCTTTTTTAGTTTGTTCCTCAGCAATCCTTTCCATTTCAGCAGCATCTTCTTCATCCTGCTTCTTTTGTGCTTCTATGGCATCTTTCTTCCTTTGCTCATTTATTTTATCTTCTGCTTCATTGAAATCTTGAACTATTTTTTTCAATCTTTCCTGATGCTCTAATTCTTCTTTTTCTCTTTGCTCTCTTGCCTCCTGTGCTTTTTTTCTTCTTGCTTCTTCTAATTCATTAAGCCTTCGTTGTTCTGCTGCATCAAGTACAGCCTTTTCGTTATTTAATTCCCTATATCTTTTCGCTTCTTCCTTTGTTAGTTGGTCTTCACTTGATGCTTTCTTCTTTAAAAATGAAAGTTCATCATCTGCTAAACGCTTAGTCAGTTCATAAATCTCTTTTTCCTTTCCTCCTTGAGCCTGTAAAACCTTTATTCTGTTCTGAATCGCTTCTGCATTCCTATCCGTTTTAGCTTTCAATGCATCAAGCTGCCGTCCGGATTCAGATGTAACACCAACAAAATCTGTAAACTTCTGAACAAGACCCTGCACAAATCCTGCAAGTTTTCCAAGTCCAGGAAAGAGATTTAGTACAACCTTTTTAACAGTATCAAAGTTTGCAATAAGTAATCCAAGTGCTACAACCAATGCACCGATACCTGTGCTGATAATGGCTGACCTAAGAGAACCAAAGGCTGTACTAACAGAATTTTTAATTACTGCTCCTAACTGCTTGAATGAATCAATGCTTTCGCCTACTGTCTGCAATCCTTGAGAAAGTGCTAAAGCAGATTGAACTTTAACCAATGTTTTCTGAACGTCCTCTCCTTCTTGACCAAGCAATCCCAAAGCACCTTGGACCGCTGCAAATCCACCTGCAACACCAGAAAGTGTAGAAGATAATGCTTTGAATTTAGCATCAGGATTGAAGGCATCTGTCAATGCTTTGGCATCACCGATAGCATCCTTTAGCTGTGCTGCTCTCTTAGCTGCTTCAATAGCTTCTTTTGATGTAGCACCAAACTTTTCAGAAAGTACAGTTACATCATTTTGTGCCTGTCGTAACTGCTGCTTTAATGAGCCTACCGATTTACCGACATCACTACTATCAACTTCAACTTTTATACCTACTATTTCCTGTGCCATCTTATGCGTATGTTAATTCAATCACTTTTAAAAATTCAACCTTTGTCGTATTCAAGTCCATCGGATTGTAGTCCATGATTTTGTTAATTCTCCAAAGGCTGCCATTGATATATATCAGTTTGCTAAAATCTAAGCCATAGATATCTGATTCCTTTAATAGCATATTACAGGTCAGCAGTTTGCTATCTTTATCAGTTATCTCAGCTACATTCTCGGACCAATAGCCATTATACAGGTTAGCTGATGGGTAAGCAGTAGCCAGAACAAAGTAAAGTTCTTTTGGTGAACCGAAGTTAATATCTGATGTTGGAGCATCAGGGTCATTGAGATGACCTGCATATCCGTAATCGGTTTTGTTAGTCAAGGTTGTTGCTCCGTTCTTAATCGCATAAGATGTTACTCCTGTAATCTTTTTAGCCTGTAAAATGCGGATAGTATGTTCTGTCTTGTCCTCTACATTGTTTGATATATTGGATGTTTGGTTTGATATTTTCAAAATTGTGCTATAAACCTTGTCTTGTCCAGAATATCCAACCAAAGGAGTGGATGCGAATATCACCTCCGCTGTTTGTTTATCATTTGCGAACTCATAGCCTGTATCCTCTATAAAATCGCCATAGGCTTGAGCATACTTTTTAAAATACTGCTCATTGTAATAGTCCACATCCGTTTTGTACTTGAACTCAAAGTATCTACCATTCAGTTCAGACATAGGCTTCAGCCTTATGACTTTGCTGTGGTCTACCTTATAGGTCCAATCTAATTTAGTTCCTGATGTATCGTAATAGTCAATGTAAGGCTCTATATTTAGATGCTTTGATTTATCCTTGTCTTCTGTTACATATAGATTGAACATTTTAACAATTGATGCAAAGAAATCTCTTTGAAAGATACCTTTCGGGATGCAATTGTTAATTGTTATTGGCTCATTATATCCAACAGGAACTTGACTGATAGTATCGCTGACAACCCACAAAGCACCCTCATCAACTGTGTATTGAGTAGCAGCACTTGTTACATAGGCATTGATAGTGTCATTCGTACTGAGGCTCGTTGCATAACTGAAGTCCACAAAATAGCCTTGAGGCTCGGAATAGACAGTAAATGTCTGCGATGCCACATCCGTTCCGTTCTTTTGCAGGGAAACTGTTACATCCGTAGAAGGTGCAGGGTCTGGAAATACATCCGTAAAATCCCCTTCAAGCCTTAGCCTAAGAGTGCAGCTAAATGTGGTTGCTCCATTATACCTGTAAGCAGAACCAACCAGAGTGAAGTTACCTGCTGTCGTTGTAGTAAAGTCAGGATAATTATCTGTGTTATAGGTTGCTACATTTGCATTGGCATAGAAAGCATTGCTGCTGTCCGTTGTCAATGTAGTAGCATTTGAAGGGATAATCAGCCTTTTGAAAAGATTGGTAGTAAAGAAGGTTGAAGAATAGGTATATCCTGAGCCTGTGATAATCTTGTCCATGTATTGCTTTACATAGAGTGCAGGTTTGAAGGCTTTAAAATCCCAATCCGCTTTGTTTGTACTGACCTGCCCATAATCAATCAAAGGATAATAAACCCCTCCACCTGATACGTTATTCCATGAATCAGCAATTGTTAATTCATTCCAATTCTGATTCGCAATGCCGAAATCAATATCTTCAAGTTTGCTATTACCTAAAGCGGAAATAAAACCTCCTAATTCCCCAAAAACAGCACATTCATACTCTATCTTCTCGCCATCAATGATTACCTCTAAAAGCCTTAAAACACCTTTAAAGATTTGTATTTTATCTACATAGATGTAACATGATGCTGACTTGGCAGCATTGAAGTTGTAACCCACGTTCGGTTGTCCCTGATTGTAAGCATTGGCAGAGCCGAACTTGAATATATGACCGAATAACTTATTGTTAGCATCATTGCCAGGAATTACTATGGTTTTGGAAAAAGATGTATTTCGTGAAGCGAAGTCCTTAATGTCATCAATGGCATAGGTAAACTCCGTTGATATGTCTTTTGTTAAATCAAGCCTTTGATTCTCTATATAAATTTCAGTTCTTATCATCTGAATTGGCTATTGATTTTTTGATTTACCTCGCCTTCAATCTCAAGATTAAACATTTTATCCGATACTCTTAGCTTCTGCTGCCATTGGCTTGAGGTTATGTTAAAAGGATAATAGTAACCGCCCTGCTCCATGTAAACCTCAGGCGAAGCCAATAATTCCTTTATCCAATTGTAATTCGTTTGATTTATATAATCGGATGTAAGCCTATATGTTACAGATTGGTCAATAGCAAAGTTCACAATACCTGGATTGATTCGCTTGTAGCTGTCATAGGTCCTCATGGATGTGCTTCCAGAATCATACTGCCAATTCATTCTCTGATAACTCTTTTTATCAATTGCCCTGCTTTCCTTATTAACCAAACGGAAAACAAAAGTGTCATATCCTCCCAATTGATTAAGGAAGTGCAATGATATAGGAGTAAATCTTGGATTGCAGTTTAGCTTTACCTTGATTTCATCGGATGACGTAGATGAATAATTTAACTTTACCCCATAGGCATAATCAGATGAACTGATAAAAGATGAACCAAGGTAAGTATTAATGGCAGAAGGAGATACATCAAGCAATCCAAAACTGCTGATTGTTTCTGATGAGCCTGTGGATGGACTGCCTGAGGTAGCACCCGATTCAGAATACTTTTGTATGGTTGCAGTCATTGATGTGGTAGTTCCTGAGGCATTCATCCAACCGATATACATCTTTTCAGAAAAGGCACAGTCAATGTTTGATAAATCCCTGTTGCTTATCCACTTGGTAACAAAATTGCTAAAGTATGATGTTGAAGGATTGCGGAATGGGGGATTGTAAAAGTTAAATGCTCTGTAAGTAGCAGTAGTCAAATTGGTGTAGGTAGTTCCTCCGTATTCTTCCCCGTACTTTATTTCATAGTTGACATATATGTCATCTCCATCATAGCTGAAAAGTGTTTGTGTGCTGTTAGGCTTGAAATATGATGCCAAGTAATTACGGACAATGTTCCCTGCATTGAAATAGCCTTTTGATGATGTAGGGTCTGGATATTGCTTTACCCTTGCTACCTGTACGGAATTTATGTAGACATCAAACACAAATTTGAAGTTGGTAGATGCCATGTTTGTGGATGTTACCACCAACCAAAGGTCATCATGTGCCGATGCATAGGATTCGGGAGTGCTATTAACTGTTATTGCCATTGTTACTTATTCTTGTCATTAATTAGGGAATTTACCTGCTTTACACCTACCCTGATGTCTGAGCCTACGGATTTAGCCATAGCTGCTGCAAATGAATCTCCGAAGTATTGTTCAATCGCATTATCAAAAAAGCCTGTTTTAGGCAAACCTTGTCTTTTTATCTTTCTTGCTATCAGCCATGCTCCCTGCCTTGATGAATCAAGTTCTGAAATGGCTTTACGTTTTTTTTCAAGTCCTGTTATGCTGTATTTCTGTTTCCTGCCCAATATTCCGTTTCGCTTCATCCATTTTTGAATCGCTAAAACCATTGGACCATTTAATGAAGGAGTACGAGTTTGGAATTTATATGGTGAGTTTGGTAGCTGTGAATCTTTACCCTTAACACCCTTATTTACATAATCATAATATCCTGCTGCCTTGCTTGTTTTAGGATATCCGATTTCTATTGTATAAACTCCAGATTGTTTTATCAATTCTCCTTTTTGGATATCCCTATCCAATCCACCTGTATCAATTTTATTTAAAGCATCAAGATTCTCTCTTACCTTTTTGATAAATTCCGTAGCATAGGCAAGTATGGTTTGTTCAGTTATAGGAAGTGCAGAATATCCTTCTTCTTGGAATTTATTAGTCGGTTTTTTTCTTGTTATATTTTCTTGCAGTTTTGATAACTCCTCAATCAAGGCTTCATTCGCTGCAATCTCGTTCTGTATCTGATTAGTGCTTTTTGCCATATGCTTGTTTTATCAATTCGCTTTCATACTCTGCTTTGGACTTCAGATAGGAAAGGTCATTGAGGAAGTTCAATGTGTTTAACTCATAAGCCTCTTGTAGTGGGATTCTTTCATACTCGGCAACCAATGAGGCTTGATAAAACCATCCAAAATGCTGCATAAAGCCTGATGTGCTGCTTCTGCCTGATACCTGCTCACTCCCTTCTTCATCATGTCCGCTATCAAATAGTCCTTTGAAATCTTTATCCAAACTCTGTAAACTTGATAAAAAAAAACAACCGAACCGAGAACGGCAGTTATCGGAGCGGATAACATATCATCCGAATAGGATGAATGGTCCGCTGCATTGTATTTTTTATCTTTCCATCCGAACAATCCCCTTTTCTGTGGCATGACCATACAAGCCATGATTCTGTGAAGATTGCCATTTACATCGGAACTGAAGTGCTTAGATTCAATATACCGAGCCACAGGCATCTGCCTGATGTCATATAAGCACCTGTAACGATTCCCGTTGATTTTAAGCCACTTTACTGCCTTAGGTTGTATTTCCTCATGGACAAAAGAAATAGAGGCAAGAAGTGGCTTTAAATGGCTTATAGGAAGGCTATCAATCTCATGCTCTGTTTGATTGGTCAGGATTGCTGCTGCCTTTACGGATATGTCCATATCGGTAAGACCTTCAGCATTGGCATAAAGTTCATTTAACTGCTGCCATTGAAAAACTGTTACATCATTCCATGTCATAATTGTAAATAGATAAAGTTTGATAAATTATCTTACTGCGGTAAATATCGCCGTTATATTCTAAAGAAATGAATATCTGCCTGTTCCTGTATTGCTTTGAAGGTGCTGCCATGCCAGACCCAAAGCCATAACGCAGTCATCATGGAAGCCTTGCGGTGCAGAATACCTTACCCCTGTGGCTGTGTACTGATATTCAAAGATTTCCAATTCCGATGATATTGCCCCTTCTGGGAATGTTATCCTCCTTTGCTGAATGGCTGAAGCAAGACCGACCATTAGGTTCTGCTTGGATGTTTGGCTAAACTTGAAGCCTGTAACTTCTAAGCCTTCCCTTTGCAGGTCCTCAAAGATAGGGTCTCCCACCCCTGTGCTATCCATAAGGATAGGTGCTTTTGTTAAATTAATGATTGTCTGCTTTGTCTGCCTCCAATCCTTCTGGAATCGGTCAAAGTATGCTACTGACCCATTCTTATCCAAACCAACAATGGCAGTAAAGTCAAAAGATTTAGCAAGGTCTATTCCGTAACATACCACAGGATAGCTTGATAGCGGAAAAGTACATTGCCTGATAAAAGCAGAGCCGAATGGATTAGCAGCATTCTCGGCAGGGTTCGCCATGTATTCCTGCTCAAATACCGCTTCCGGTAGCTGTGTCCTTGCATCATCAACCTCCATTTTATCAATGTATGGGTTGTCATAGGTGCTGAACTTGAAAGATGCCCAATCAAGTTCTCCGTTAATTCCTTTGAGGTACAAGGAATAAAAGTAATTCTTGCCCTTAGGAGTTGACAGAAACAATGCCCTGCCTTTGTAATCGGTAAGGGTAGGACGGATTGAATTTAACCATCCATCTTCAAGGTTAGGAATAAATGAAGCCTCATCAATGACAACAAAGTGAAACTTCCTGCCTCGCAGGTTATCAAGCCTCTCACCTGTAAAGAATTGGACCGAGCCATCATTCGGAAAGGCTATTGTTAAATCTGACCTGTTGGATTCAAATGGTACTGCCTTGGCTAATTTATCAAAGAAGGTTTTTGCGAGGGCATAGGTTGGGGTTATATATGCGACTGACCTTCCTACAATGGCATTGGTTACTATTTCTATTTGTGAGAGTTCTGACTTGCCGAATCTCCTACCACACATGATAACACGAAATCTGCTTGAGTTGTCAAGGATTCCTTGTTGGTTAATATGTGGAGCAGGTAGTTCAAGAATCATAGAATTGTCTTACCCTGTGTGAATACTACCTCAATTTTGCCATCGGTTGTTACCTGGCTTGTCTCCTTTGGCTTTCCGTAAACTCTATTTAACAAAGTATCAATGGAATAAAGGCTTCCCTTCTTTAGGCTTGTCATCAAAGCATTGGCTATGGTCTTTTCCAATATAGTAGCTTTAGGATTATCCCATACCTGCTTCAGTTCCTCCATATCCATTGACATGATTGTTTGTATTGTATCATTTACCTCACTCAACTTGTAGCCTTGCTCCTTTAACAAAGTAATATACTTCTTCGGTCTGCCATTCGGGTTCATTGTTTCACCCTTTGCAGGTCGCATCAGTTTACCGCCATTCCTTCCCTTTCCTGTTAAAGTTGCCATACGATGTTGCTACGATGTTTTGATATATTTTTTACCATTCCTTTTGACTTCTAAAGTCGGGTCAAGTTTTATCATTCTGTCCACTATCACCTGGCAATACTTTGGGTCAAGTTCCATGCCATAGCATTTTCTTTTAAGTTGATGTGCTGCAACCATTGTTGAGCCACTACCTAAAAAAACATCTAAAACGATATCACCTATTGTTGATGAGTTTTCCAAAGGCTTACTACACAATGGTATTGGTTTCATTGTTGGGTGTTCGTCAGAACGAGATGGTCTATCTATATCCCAAACTGTTGTCTGCTTTCTATCTCCATGCCATTTATGAGATGCACCATCTAACCAACCATAAATACAAGGTTCATGCTTCCAATGATAGTCAGACCTTCCGAATGTACTATTGTTTTTATTCCACACTATATAAGATTTGAATAAAAACCCAGCATCTAAAAATTGCTGTATAAAATTATGAGTTTCAGATGAAGCGTGCCATACATAAATTGCACCACCTTTTTTTAAACCAGTTGATATTGTTGTATAAACATCATATAAAAATTTAGGAAAATCTTCAAGTTTATCATTAGCAATTTTCTCTCTTTTTTTGCTTCCACCTTCATAATCAATATTATATGGAGGGTCTGTGTGGCACATATCAGCAAGTTGTCCATTCATCAATTTTGCAACCTGTTCGCTATCTGTTGAATCACCACAAAGTAAACGATGCTCTCCTATTTCAAATATATCTCCAAGTACAATATCTGTTTTTAGATGTTCTGGTATTTCATAATCATCTTCCTCTACCTCTACCTCTTGGACCTTGAAATCAGGAATATCTAAACCCCATTCTGATAATTCTTCAGCATTCCAATTGTTAGCAAGGTCCTCCCAATCCCACTCTCCGAATCCAACGTTATCCTTAATGATAAACTGCTTTTGCTGCTCTTCTGTTAAATCTTCTGCATAGATTACAGGTACGAGCTTCAGTCCTGCTTCTTTACAAGCCTTTAGCCTCATGTTTCCTCCAAGGACTACACTATCTGCATTAACTACGATAGGGCGAAGGTTAAGCATCTCAGGAAACTCTTGGATTGATTTAACAAGTTTCTTGAACTTGTCATCCTTTATCAATCTGGGATTGTTCGGGTTAGGCTTGATGCTTGATATTTTTGCGATTGTTATATTCATGTTCATTTTCTAAATATATGAATGAGTTCTTTTGATGTAAATGCTGCTTCTATTGCGATGAGTACAAAAGCGAAAATTATCATTCCTATTGTCATGAAATAAACTATCTGAAAGGTCCTAACGATGATGAACCAGATATCAGATAAATAATCCTTGAGGGTTACTTTTTGCTCTGGTTTACACTTTGGCAATGTGGGCATAGCGATTGGTTTTGTTGTTTATGAATTGTGATTGTGTATTTCTTTCGGCAGTTTCGGCAGGTAACCCATGCTGCCACAAATTTAGCAAATGATTTCATTTAATGTGATGTTGTACTGTTCAAAGATATCATTCAGTTGGACTATGTTTATATGCTCATATTCCATAGCAAGTTCCTGAATCTTAAAGAGAGCAAGAGCCATGTCCGTTGATTTGATGCATCTCATGTGAGCCATCCTATCATCTTTTTCATTGAGGTTGAATCTGATTGTAGCATTCATAGTTTTGATGTTTTGTTAAATTTATGACTTTAATTCGGAATTATTCCGATTAGAATCTTCTTTTTTATCATTTTCTTTCTTGCCGTTTTCATATCTGCCTGAGGCAAGGATGGCTGTCCAGACCTCAATGGCTTTCTCTCTTGTAGGGTAAATGCAGTTTCCTGCTCCAATCTTCCATTTTCCGTTTTCGCATTTGCTTACAGGCATGATTCAAAGATTTGTTTTCGTTCTATATTTATTTTTCTGATATCAAAGTTTTCTAAGCACCACTCACGATTGGCTTCACCCATCTCTTTTCTATAAATAGCATCTTTGCAAACTTTTTTAACAGATTCAAACCAATCGGACTGCCTGTTTACTTTAATCACATAAGGGCATTCTGAATATGGTTGAACATTTGAGCAGATAACTGCCAAGGATTTAGTCGCTGCTTCCAATACTTTAAGATTGGATTTCATGCCGTTAAACCTTGATTCCACTAAAGGAACAAGGCTGACATCTGCTTCTTTGTAAAAGTTAATGTAAAGGTCCACAGGCAATCCTTCTCTGATATTTCCATTGACATTGAACCCTGAGAGAAAGTTATCAATCATCCTGTGCCATATCGGGGTCTTTATTGTATTATCAGGTTCATATCCGCATATTTGAAAATGTGCTTTGCTTTTGATAAAAGGGTCTGCTGATATTCTTTGCATCGGTCTTTTCAGAATAGCCATGTCTTTTTCATGGGTAGCCGAACCTGCCCAGATGAAACGAACTAAATCTGATTCTGTTTTATCAGTAGTGAATTGGTCCTCACCATAAGGCAAAGCATTCGGAAGGATGTGTACGTTGTTATTTAGCTGCTTGATTTCATTGTATAGCCTTTCATTGGTGCAGGTAACTACATCTGCAATCTTAATGTGGTCAATGATTCGTTGAACAGGATAGGTAGAATAAAGCATATGCCAAACATCAAGATGCCAATAATCATCTATGTCAACAACTAATTTAAAGCCGTACTTTTTGCGGAGGTTGTCTATATCATTCGCCTCATGACCTATTACATAACGATTGATAAAAACTATATCATATCCTTTATCAAGTTCTTCCTCTGTCAATGTATCTGTCAGCATTGCATACTGCTTCGGAAGATACATAGTAGGAACAAAAAGCCTATGATAAGATACTCCTGATTGTCTTGAACCGACTGCTAAAATTCGCATTTAAATAGTTTTGCCCAGGGTGTTGGGTGTGATAGATTCTGTTCTAATTTATATCCATAGGATTCAAACATCTTAACCCATTCCTCATGACTGCAAATGTTAATATGCCCCCACTCATAATCCCATTCCGTATGCTCTGGAGTAGATGAGAAAAGGATATATTTAGGTTTTATCTTTTCTAACAATGCATCTATTTCCGAATCAGTCATATGCTCTGCAACCTCAATCCATGAAAGAACATCGGTAGTTATCGGCTTGTCTATTATTGTTAAATGAGGAGCATTCTGCCGAATGTAATTCCTATGTGATTCAAAGATTTCATAAACATACGTTTCCATTCCTGCTTTGTGATAGGCATCAGCATAAACTCCTGTTCCTGCTCCATAGTCAAGAATGCTTTGTCCTAATGGTCTAACAATCTTTGCCACTTCTGCTGCTAAATTAGTAAAGGCAGGATTGTGAAAACCAATGCCCATTTCAAGTTCAGCCTTCAGAAATGCTTCTTCGCTTATTAGTTTACCATTGGAATGGTTGTTTATTATCTCTTTCATTTCTTTGCAGGTCTGCCTCTTTTTGGTTTAACAATCTCAGGCTCTGCTGCTGCTTCTTTCTCTACGTTTACATCATCCCAATAAGCCAATAGCCTTTTCATCATGTCCATAACACAGGCTGAACACCATGCTGTTAAAATATAATTCGGGTCAAGGTAGGTGCGATAGATTGTTTCATATCTATTCAAAACATCAATCGGAATGTTACGAAGGAAACCAATCCTTACCGATTCAAAGTTGATGATATGCTGATTGATAAAATCTTTATCTGATTGTGTCATTTCTTAAAGAATAAATTGTTTAGGAAATTGCGGAATAATGGAGCAGATACCCCACTCGCAAAGGCTACGAATAATGTGCTTACTACGAATGAAGGAAGCCAAAAGTAAATGACTGCCAGATAGAATGATAAACACATATGGCAATTGAAAGGCTTTACGTTTATCTTCCATTTCTCGGGGAATCTTCCCATATCAATGAAATAGAAAGATGTCAGGATTGCTGTTAGGATAATTTTAACTGTTATCATGGTTTTGGGTTTTATTCTTTTATTGTCATGTTTCGGACCTTGTAGTAAAGATATGTTTTAACTTTTTTTATTGTCATGCTTAATGACCGATATGGTATTTTAGTATTCCTGCTCAGTTCCATTATATTCATTCCGCTTTCAGAATATAGCTTAAAAATCTCCCTTTCATACCAATGCAGGACATTCATGCTCTGATTTAACTTTACAATCATTTCATCTTGATACTCTAAGTTCTCATCCTTGCTATCATACTTGCTATCCCATTCTTCAACCTGCTTTCTAAATTTGTTAAAGAAAGTTGACCTATTGGATTTTATCATTGAGAGCATTGTCCTGACAAGATAGAACTTTAAATATCCGCTTTGATGCATTCCAATCAGTTTATCTTCATCCATTTCGCAAAGAACCATAAACATCTCCTGCCGTAAATCATCCTGCAATTCAACAGGCTGCATCTTCGCTATTGCCTGTGCAATGTCTTTATCTTTGTAAAGTTCTGAGATAATATGGTTACGGGTTATATTCATTTAATCAGTACAATATCCTGACTGGCATCCTGCACCTTCCCCAAAGTTAAAATCCATTTGCAGACCTACGTTTAAAATTTTATCATATGTCATTTCTTTCTTCCACCTTTTTTTATCATTTTCTTGATTGGCAAACCATTGCATTTTTTCTGGGTTGTCCTCCCAATTTTTACGCAGTTGGTTTATGCTCTTCCAAAAACAACCTACACAATTGGAATCAGATGGGAAAGTTAAATTAGTTGAATTTGCCCAACTCACCACTCTTGGATGTATTATTTTATTGGTAACTAAAGGAAATGATGCTTCTCTCCATTCTATTTCTTCCCATTTGTTTTTAGTTCCTCTTTTTCCTACAATGCCTTTAAAGGTGTTTCTTATCCTTTCTGCCCTTTCCATTTCATCATATCTTATGCCGATATTCATTTTTACCTTTTCGCCTACATTTTTAAACCACCAATCAAAAATGGGTCGCATTTTCATCTCAGTTGTGCAAAACCTCCACATCTGATTGGGTAATCCTTTACCTCCTGTAACCTTCCGATTTACTTCTTCAAATGAATTACCATTAACCCATATTATTTCTTTCCCTAACATTTGTTCTAAATCACGCAATACTGTTAAAGTTTTATCATCTTCTGCGGTTGCTATAAATTCTTTGCCTATTTTATCAGAAACATATTGAATGATACCTTTGTCTTTTGGTGCAGCCTTTGGCTCTTCTATTGTAACCAATGCAAAAATGTTATAGTCAGCAGGATAATGAACTGCCATATATGAACTTGTCTTTCCTCCTGATAAACTATTTATGGTTTTCATTCCCATTCTTTTATCAAAACATTGCTGTTGTCATCCATTGCGATGAATACCATGCATCCTGCCTTTTTTGCTCTGGTCATAAAGTTAGCTTGATATTCTGATATTTTATCATTTTTTGTCTTGACTTCGCAAAAAACTGATAAACCTGTCTTTTTATCAAAACCGATTATATCAGGCACTCCTTTCAATCCATTGAACTTTCTGCCAGGTACTGCTAAATTGTTATGCCTCCAAACAAAGTAACCTTTCATCTCCATTTCAATCATGGCTATCTTGGTAATCATTCCTGCTGTTAAATCTTTCATAGTGTATCAAAGTATTTAGAAAGAACAAGCCTGTAACATTGATGCTCCATATAGTCATCATCTTCCATCAATGCTCTGATGTCCTGCTTTGTATAGGTATGACTTTTCATCATTTTAGCAGTCATCAGTTCCTTCACCTCTTTAACAATTTCAACCGAGTTAAATTTAAGCACCCCTCTGTTGTATAGGATTTTAAAGGAATCAATCCCGAATACTATATTATCCCATTGCTTGAATTTTTTATAGCATTCCAATGATAAAGCAACCTTTTCATCATCCATAACCTCTCTTGGCTGCCATTTGCTTTCTTCCAGCTTTGGTTTCATTTCTGATAGCTTCTGCATTCCATATCTCGCAAAGGACCTCAGAATCCTATGCAAGTAAAGCATTGAAAAGTTTTGATACGTTTCCGCTTCCATATCTAACTTTCCCTTTGCTGCTAAACTGAAGGCAAGGCTTAATTCCCCGATTTTTAGGTTAGGATATTCTTCCAATACTGATTTATACATATTTACCATTTCTGGCTGTGAAGGAAGTTTATCACCTTTCATGCCAAGCATTGACATTCCTTTTAACAATTCATCAATAAAGAGAGCCATGCTCGTTTCTTTTATGCTTGTAGTGATTCTGCTATTGCGGAATCTCTCAAGGTCTAATGCCTCGCTCTCTGTCAATGATTGCTGCGATTTCGTACATTTCTGCTCTCCGTTGAGCATAGAGGTCAGAGTTTGATTTAGTGGTATCATTTCTTTTATAGTTTTTTGTGTTTTTAATCCAATTTCTTGATGCTGCTTTCCAATCTTTCATAGGATTTTTCCCTACCTTCCAACCATTGCTTTCGTAATAGTTAAAAAAGTTTTCTGCTTCATCTAAATACCCGATGTCCTCAAAGTGATTCTGAACTTCAAATAATTCTGGTTTGATAAACTTTTTTGCTTTCTCTTTTATATTTATATTATTATTTATATTATCATTTATATTTCCATTTTCATTTTCCATATGGTTATCCATATGCTTGAGCATATGCTTAGCACTTGCATTGTTTCTTCTACTTTCGGTGTACTTGCTTCGCTTTTCAGCCTCTTCATACATCCTTTTGTTAATGTAAAATCCATCTACTAAATCAAATTTAGAAAACACAGGCTCTACATACGTTTTGCATATGCTTAGCATATCCCTTTCGGTTAGCTTACCATTTTGATGTTGTAGGCAAAGCAGGATGATATACATCCCGACTTCTTCATTGGTCATCGTTCTTGTTCCGCTTAGAAAATCAGATGTGTATAATAGCACAGCAGGGTCTTTTGCCATAAATAAAAAAAGGGGAAACAGGTGTAGAGTGTTTACCTGAATCCCCAGTTACGTTTGAACCTTCAAACACGAATCTGCACTCTACCTCAAATTCGTATTTGCTTACCACAAATATAAAACTATTTCTGCAATTCTCTTTCAATTTTTTTTATCCTTAATGCATAAGTTTTACCATTTTTTCCTTTTATCCGTTTACCTGGATGCCTTAGGGCATAGAGTTGATTGTACGGATAACCCAAGAAGTTAGCTGCATCTTTTAGGCATTTGAAGTGGATTGCTTTTTCTGTACGTTCTGGGAATGGCAGTTCAATATCATATAAGACATGGGGAACTGAATTTTCTAAATTAGCGTTTAAGGATTTCATATTTTATCATTTTAACATTACATGGTCAAAATAAAGGATGTCTTCTAAAGGAACAAGGACAAATTCAGATAAGCCATCATCTCCACCTCTTTTTATCTTTCCATCAAGGTGATACCTTTTTACTAAAGATTTTAACTCACCTGTCCGAATCATTAAAATGTGGCTGTGATTGCATAGAACGAATGCCCACCAATCAGCCTGAGTGGTACTGATGCCTGACCATTTACCTCTGCATTTATATTCAATTGCAAGGTTTCCTGTGCTATGTGCCAATCTATCTGTTTTAACTTCTAC